AATGTGCCAGCTGTTGGTGGGTATCAACAGATGTTTAGGGTCAATCCTATCAATGTTGGTGAGTACCGTCTTACAACTTTACCAGGACGTTCTGGTCCAGCTGCGGATGTTACCGGTGGTCGCTCTGCGAAGGTTGGTCAACTTACTCATAACAAACCCGAGACAACCTCCTACTTACCCTCTAGGTTACCTACTATGGCTGGTCGCGCTCAGGGCATGACTGGTGTCGTTCCCCGTAACGAGCATGAGAGAACTAAGAGAACCACCAACCGTTCCGAAACTGGTATGCGCAATGATGGCTTAGGGTACAATGGTGCTAAGCGTATGGTTTCGGCTCAGACGCTCGCCCAAGATCCCACGAGGTTCAAGGCTGATCGCAACGATGAGCAGTACATGTACAACAACCAACCAGCCCCAGGTATTCACAGTTTCCACGGTGCTTACGCCACTGGTGCTGCGAGCCGGGTCAGTGCTAAGACCAACGAGGAACTCGCCAAGTATGGTTTCCGCCCAGAAGATCGTAGAGGCAAGCCAAACAGGATGGGCAACGCTGGTCGTATGAATGTTCGTGAGAGCGCCCTCAAGCAAGGTGGTAAACTTACCGCGGTTCGCAGTGACACATCGCGCATTGATGGACGCATGAATGCGGCTGACGGTGGATGGACCCAACAGTACCAGAGCAAGACGTTCCACCAGTTCAACCCTTACAAGGGTAATGAAAATCCCAACTCCAAGAATCTTGGTCTCGCCGCCAAGCAGTTACAAAACAATCCTCTTTCACATGCCCTTTATCGTTAGATATTTGTCTCAAACTGTTGAAAACACTCATTAAAATATTGTGCCTATATTTTAATGAAGGTCCATACCCTAAGCATAGATAGTAGTCAGCGTGATTCGAGTGTATACCCAAACTCTAACAACTACGTCATTGCGTTAGAAAATCCCATATATCACGTCGAGGAGATACGACTTATGTCTGCACGTATTCCTACACCTCAATCACCTTCACCCAATTCCTTAATTTTGAGACTGTCTTCAGGTTCAGACGAACTCAATCAATCTGTGTATGTGGGGAGACCCCAAGATAGTGGTCAAACGGGTACACCACATTACACTGGTCATATCCTTCTCGATGGTACAACCAGTATAACATTTAACGGTTCTGATGATCCCCTCGTACACCGATTTCACTCAGGACCACAGAAGGTTATCAAAGATATAGGAATTGAATTTTTGTACATGAATAACGGCGTTCTCACAACATATGAAGTTGGTAACACCGAACATGTTCTAAAGTTCGAGATTAAGTGTTCCACAGACAAGCTTGAGGGTCTAACCAAAGTTCCATTGGATAAGTTTGCGAAAAAGGAGAAGAAAAAGGAGAAAGTAAAGAATCTGGGAAGCGAGATTCTGTACAACCAGGAAGTCTATATTTACATAGGCATTATTGCCTTCTTCGGTATTGTATTGATGTTTCTTATGAAAGGGGGATCTAAAGCCCCACCCGTTCCACCACCCACTTAGCGGGTAATGGCATAGACGGGCTGAGCAGGCTTGGATACGCGAGTAGACACGGTGGAGATCATCATGTAGACCGCGATAGACAGGAGGGTAGTAAGCACCGCGGTGAGCGCGTACTGGGTACCACCATTCTTGGGCACCTTAATGACCTGGTTAATGATGAAACGGACGACATCCATCCAGGACATCGCCGCCGCGAAAGAGAAACCAGCAACAATCGCATTGAGAGACTGGGTCTCCAGTTCCTGGGTAACAAGGGTGACAGTTTGCATAGCCGCCTTCATCGTGAGTAGTATACTATAGGTTAGGAAAATTATTTATTCTGGTAACAATTCTTCCTTTTCAATTTTTTTATACTTGGTTTTTTTAACGTTTTTTGAATTCGCAAAGAGTTGATCGTCCCCTGATATATCTCCGCTAGAGCTGCTGTCTGAATCGTTATCACCATAAACATGAAGTTTTACTCCAGAATCGTCAAAGTTCCAACCTTCAGGCTCCCATTGGCTCATTACTATTAATAGCATTTTTTAACATCTGTTCTGTCGGGTTTTGTGGCACCCATGAATCCCAGCGATCGTATGCCTCGTTAACTCGAATGAACTGTGGATCTACGCCTGAGTATCTCTCAAATGTGGGACACTCGTTTGAGTCTACAACCTCCATTTCCTCATCATCAGAGTCATCTTCGTCTTCGTATAGATCTGGGAACATAGTTCCAACAGTCTCACCAACTGCGTTCATAGCACAGTATTTCATCGCATATTCCATGTCTTCTGAGAGTAACGTGTCTCTCCCACAAGCCTTGCAATATTCGGCTGCGAGTAGGGTACCCTTTTCAAAAACAGGAAGAAGAATGTTAGTCATTGTTTCAATGTACTGTTCAGCCATTCTGTCTCCAGCATCACCAAAACCACTTTGCATATTCATCTTTAGTATTTAAGAGTAAAAAGAGATTGCGCAATTCCCTCACCAACACGGAGAATATTGTGGTTTACTGCGTAGACCCGAATTTGTCTGGCAAAATCTGGACACGACGTTAGACTTAGGTGGAGTATTTGCTCTTTTACGTTACTCATATTCACCTGCCCAGTTGGATAAGCCTCCTCTGGTTGTAAAGCAAAGCTATAAGAATAGAATCTCCTAATGAGTTGTGTCTTGGAGTGATGTATCGCCGCCTGGACAGCTTTCAACATAAGAACATTGCCAGTTTCTTCTGTAATAATGTCCTGACCATCAAACTTTAGAGTGAGATAATTGAGGTTCTCGTAAAGAATGCGCTTGTTGTCAACTGTAAGAGCCGTATTATCGTAATCAAATGGTGTTACGAAGTTACCCTGTGATACACCATTACCTCTAGTACCTTGTCTTTGAATCACAAAGTAGAGTTCCTTGACTGGATTTCTAAAGTCAAGATTGAACGTTCCCTCATTAATGCCTACACCCACATCAAATACATTCTGTTGTACCTGTGTTATGATGTAGTCCTTCTTCATCTTCTGCATCTTGGATCTCTCACTTTTATCCAAAAACACAACTTCCGTAGAGAGTTTAAAGTCCTTAATGTGTATATTGGGGGGTGACGTAACACGATCACCGTCAATATCAACCATGATTTCTTCGGGTTTTCTAAGTGTAATTTCAACCTCAACTTCTTGCTTGTTTATGGCACATAGGGGTATAGCAAGTTCTGGATGTTTGTAAAAGTAAAAGGGTAGATCAACAAAGAAGTTTTCATCTGAACTAGCACCGAGTGTACCTGTTATGATGATACCTTTGTTAGGTATGAGGACACCATTAACGACCGTAGCTGGATCTACTTCACCCACCAGTTTATCACTCGTTCTAAGTGAATACTTTCCAATGAGTTGTTCAAGTGCTTTTTGCTTCGTTTGTGTAACGTTGTGCTCTGAATATATTTGGAGATAATCACTATAAAGCCTTTGAACTATGGTACCACCTATGATGAGATCTACATGATCAATTATGGCATGACCAACCGATTCTATGTATACAGGATTACCTGGAATTTCTGGTAGAGTCATTTTTACACTCAAAGTTTTTAATAAGTCACCTTGATTTTGGGGAATCTTGAACTTAATCTTTTTCCCAAAATCCGCTTCATTTTCCGGATCTAAATCATCGTACTGTGTAGAAAAGTTTGCGTGCTTCTTAAAAGCTTCTACAAAATGACTGTAGTCTGGATTCCTCGTGAAATACCTGTCTTGGGATCCAGACGTTAGCATCTGTATTCTACCAGCCATTACTAATATAACTACCTAAAATTTTAAACCGGCTAATCCACTCTCAAATCTGAGGATATTGTAGTTTATGGCGTACACCCGTGTATTATTGTAATCTGTTGTAGTTAATGGATCAATCTCAATTGTAAACAGTTTATGAGATATACGACTCATATTCACCTGCCCCGTTGGATAGTACATCTCGGGTTGTAAGGAGAAGGAATACATACCAAATTTAGATGACGTCGGGTTAGTTGGAGAGGGAGCCTGTGGAGAGTTTATATGATGTTTGAAAGGTTGTTCATAGGTCAGAAACAGATTGTTCCTATTGAAAACAACCTCATTGTTAAACCGAAGTTCAGCATTTGTAATTGTATTATACTGATTTGGATAGTTATTTTGAACTGAATCCTCTGATTGTGATACAAATAGGAGTTCCTTTACAGGGTGAGAAAACTTGAGTAGCACAGATTTTTTCTTTTCACCGGGATCCATCTTGAATTTGGCAATCTGGAGTTGTGTAATGACGTAATCAATTGGTCTAGATACCAGGAATCCCTTTTCATCATCAGTGAGATACACAAACTCTGTATCCAATGAGAACTTCTTTATAGAAGCATTAATCGTTTCAGGTGCACCAAAGTGTATAAGTTCTCTCAGGGGTCTCGTCTTGATTCTAACCTCCACGATTTGTTTTGTGAGGGCACATGTTGGTATAGATAGACTAGGGTTTCTATAGAAATAGAATGGTAAGTCTAAAAAGTATGAGTACTCACCAGTATATGCAAGTATGTTACCATGTCCATTTAAGAAGTATAGAGTCTGTTCAATATCATCATTGGTACTATGAAGCTGCTGATACATGTAAATGTATTCCCCTGTAATCTTTTGTACAACTTGACCACCAATAACCAATTCAGCGTAATCTATAAGATGTGATACTATAGATTTACTCCATACGTTGGCACTGGGGTTTGGATTTGTGAGAGTAACCTTAAGGTTAAGGTTCTTGATGAGATCCCCCTTGTCACCAGGAATTCTACATGTGAGAAGACTACCGAAATCAATCTTCCCATCAAACTGGCTCTCTACATAGTCGAACGAAAACTTCGTATGCCTCTTGAAATTCATCAGGAAATATGAAAACTGTGGTTCACCAGTTAACCACTGATCTTGGATTCCTGATGTAGCAAGTCTTAATCGACCAGCCATTCCTACTGTATATGAGTAAAATTTTGGTAAATAAAACGGAGCGCTATACTAGAATGAATCTTCAGTTGAAGAAATTCAAACCTGAGACTATCACGGATGATCGGGTTTGTGTATTCATAGGAAAGCGTAATACAGGTAAATCAACCCTAGTTAAGGACATTATGTATCATA